TACAACCATTGACCAAAATGGTTTTATGTTACAAATTTATTCTGAATCATCGAGAATTAAATCAATTCTTGGAGATTTGTTTAATAATGCGCTAGACATCAATACCAACTTACCTATGTGGATAAGAAACACATGTAAGTATGGTGATAATTTTGTATATCTTAAATTAGACCCTGAAAAAGGTATTGTTGGATGTATGCAATTACCAATCATTGAGATTGAACGATTGGAAGCTGGTATGGGTGCTCATTCAACAGATTCAACAACAAATCCTGAGAAAAAACATTTGAAATTCAAATGGAAACAAAAGGATTTGGAGTTTAATACTTGGGAAATTGCTCACTTTAGATTACTTGGTGATGATAGAAGACTTCCTTATGGTACTTCTATGTTAGAAAAAGCACGTCGTATTTGGAAACAATTATTATTGTCTGAAGATGCTATGTTAATATATAGAACATCAAGAGCACCTGAAAGACGTGTATTTAAAGTATTCGTTGGAAACATGGATGATGCGGATGTTGAACCATATATCCAAAGATTTGCCAATAAGTTTAAGAGAAGTCAAACGGTTGACCATAAGACAGGTAATGTAGATATGAGATTTAATCAGATGGCGGTTGACCAAGATTATTTTGTTCCTGTTAGAGATACTACACAAACAATGCCGATTGAGACATTACCCGGAGCCGCAAACCTATCAGAGATTGCCGATATTGAGTATATCCAAAAGAAATTGTTAACGGCTCTTCGTGTTCCTAAAGCATTTTTAGGTTTTGAAGAAACTGTTGGTGATGGTAAGAATTTGTCATTACAAGACATTCGTTTTGCTCGTACCATCAATCGTATTCAAAAGAATATGATTTCTGAATTAAATAAAATTGCGATAATACATTTATTCATATTAGGGTTTGAGGATGAAATATCAAACTTTACATTAAGTTTAACAAATCCTTCAACACAAGCGGATTTACTAAAGATTGATGTATGGAAAGAAAAAATACTATTATTTAAAGATATGGTTGCCGACCCAGGAAGTGGTATTGCGGCAGTTTCACAATCATGGGCTAAGAAACATATTCTTGGTTTTTCAGATGAAGAAATTAAACTTGATTTACAACAACAACGTATTGAAAGAGCTGTTGGTGAAGAACTTAAGAAAACTGCTGAGGTAATTACACATACAGGTATATTTGATAATTTAGATAAGTTGTATGGTAAAAAAGAAGGTGAACCAGCTGGAACACCTACTGAAGGTGGAGGGGCTCCACCATCTGATTTTGGAGGAGGTGAAAGTGCTCCACCTGAATCACCAGCTCCACCTGAATCACCAGCTCCAGCGGCTCCTACAGTACCTGAAGGTTTAGATGGTCGTAATTCTGAACTTAATATAATATTAGAAAATACAGGAATGTTAAATGAAGATGAATTAATTGATTTAAGTCGTGTTCAAGAATCTTTAGGTGAAATGGGTGACCAATTAGATAAACTACTTAAAGGCTGATATTTATATAAAAAAATGTAAACATGAGATTCGGATTAATAAAAACATTAGTAGAAAATAAATTAATTGATTCCTTTGTTAAAGGAACTCTTAAAACTGATATGAGACTTTTTGAAAGAAAATTACTTAAAAATAGTGATTTTTGTAAGTTAATGTCGATATATGATAATTTAAAAGAAAATAAAGAATTAGATAAAGAAACCGCAACTTATTTGGTTGACGATTTATCTAATGAATTTAGACAAATCAAATTATCTGAGAATACAGTAAGTTTTATTAAAAGTTGGACTAAAGATGTTGTTCTTGAAAACAAATATAAAACAATTGATGAGTTATTTTACGGTGACTTATTAAAACCTGAAAAGAAATCAATTGCTAAAAAATCAATTGTTGAGTCTTTAGGTAAAAAACCAATAATTAAAGAAAGTAAAACTCAAAATGTTCCAATTAGTTCAATGTTAAAAGTTGCTAATAAGACTGCTGAAAAATATTTAGAAAACTTAACTGAATCTGAAAGAAATTCTGTCAAACAAATTTTAACATCAGGTGATGAAAATTTAAAAACAAAATTTACTGAATTAAAAGAAAGTGCTATCAAAAAAATTGATACTCTTATTTCAGAATCTGATGAAGAATTAACTAAAGTTTTAATGGAAACAAAAGAAAGACTTACAAATGTAAAACATTCTAAAAAAGAATATATTAAATTAATGAATTTAACTCAAAATTTATAATTCATTATTTTTTGAATTTTTATAAATAGCATTATTTAAAATCTGACGTTTCATGTCAGATTTTTTTTTATACTCTTTCCTGTCTTGTAATTCTTTTATCATTTTAGTTTTTAAAACTTTTGATTTGAATTTTTTAAGGGATTTTTCAATATTCCCTTTATCAACTGTGATAATTAACATTTTTTTGACAACTATACTTTTGTGTGTTATTATTAATGTATAAATAAACGAAGATATGAAAAGGTTGTAAATGAAAAAAGGAAAAAGTTGCTCTATCAAAGGGTATAAAAAAATAAAATGTTCTTATGGTACAGTAGATTCTAAAAATTTTAAATCAATATACTTAAACATTCAATCTTGGGTTGAACCCAAATCTATTGAGGACTCTTGGATAAGACTTGTGTCTTACTTTAATAAACAAATAAAAAATACAATTACAGATTCAGTTAATGGTGATTTATTTAGTGATAATTTTATTGTTGATTTAGATTTAAGAACTTCAGGTATTACTTTGAAAAAAAGGTCTTTTATGAATCTTGAAGTCACTTTTTTTATAAAAAAATCAGTAGATTTTAAATCATTAGAAATAAAAAATTCACTTAAAAAAATTATTTATAATTTAGAAACTGACATTTTTAATAAATCAACTCATTTTAATTTTCATTTAAGTAAAAACGATAAAATTAAAAAAGAAAGTAAATTAGAAGTTGTTTAGTATTTATCTATAAAAAGGTAAAATGCAAAATTACAAAATATTAGGTCCAAAAGAGACGGGAAAAGGTATTTTAATTGAGATGGACGCAGGTTATGTTTCCCCAACAGAAAAAAATAATCAAACTTTTCTACAAGAAAGTAAAGATTTTAAAGATTATTCAAAACCATTTGAATTCTACGCCGTTCTACAAAAATATAATACACCGAATAGAAACGGTAGAATATATCCTGAAAGAATTCTAAAGAGAGAATCTGAAAACTATATAAAAAATTATATCGGTAAGAAAACCGCTTTATCAGAACTTAACCACCCTGAGTCTTCATTGATAGATTTAGATAGAGTATCACACATGATTACAGAGATGTGGTGGGATGGTAATGTTCTATTAGGTAAACTATTACTTCTAACTTCACCAGGGTTCCATGAGAGAGGTATTGTATCTACAAAGGGTGACCAAGCGGCAAACCTATTAAGATTAGGTGTAACATTAGGTATATCATCAAGAGGGGTAGGTTCTTTAAAAAAGGTAGGTGACCAAAATGAAGTTCAAGATGATTTTGAATTAATTTGTTTTGACTTGGTATCTTCACCATCAACACCTGGAGCTTATTTATTTACTGAACCTGATGGAAGATTTGCGTTTGAAGAGAACCTACAAGAAGAAAATGAACTAAAAGCATCGAGAACAGTTAACAAATCGCTTGATTTAATGGGAAGACTTACCGATTATTTAGGAAAATAAACAATTATGGAAATGGACGAAAAATACTTTGTGGCTAAAATCCAATACGATTTGCCAGATGAGAACACAGGAAAAATTAAAAAAGTAAGAGAAGAAAAACTTGTAAGAGGTTATTCTGTTACTGATGTAGAGGCTAAAGTTACTGAGGCTTATAAATCATTTAGTTATGATTGGAGAATCACTTCAGTAAGTGAAAGTAAAATTGACGAAGTGTTTGAATAATCACAAAGTTTAAAAAAAATTTAAAAGGGGACATTTTGTCCCTTTTTTTATGCCATTTATGTTAAAAAACTATTTTTTTAGAATATTGATATATTTATCAATAAAATAACGCACAAATGGCAGAAAAAAACTTAGTTGAAGAGGCATTAATCCAAATACAAAATTTGGAAGAAGCTATCAATGAAAACGCAAAAGAAATACTTCATTCTACAATGAAAGAAGAAATTAGCGAATTAGTAAAAGAGTCTATGAAAAATGAGGCTGAAGAAGAAGATGAATCTGAAATCGAAACAGATGTTGAATCTGAAGAAGATGATTCTGAAGAAGAAGATTATGAATCTGAAGAAGAGGATTATGAATCTGAAGAAGATGATTCTGAAGAAGGATTCGGTATGATGGATTTATCTGACGTAGGTGATGAAGATGAAAATGAATTTAATGTTCAAGATTTATCTGATGAACCAATGTCAACAGTTCTTAAAGCATTCAAAGAAATGAAACCAACTGATTCTTTTGAAATTAAGAGAGAGGGTGATTTTATTCATTTAAAAGATGAAGAAGATGAATACCTTATCCAAGACGGTTCAGAAGACGAATTAGAAGAAGTCGTTTACGAAATTGAAATGGATTCTAATAATTTTTCATCTTATGAAGAAGAAGATGAAGAAGAAGAAAACAAAGAAGATTTCTACATGGAAGAAGAAGAGTACACTGAAGGTATTGATATGTTAGAATCTTTTAAAGCAAAGTTAGGTAAAGGAGCTGCGAAAGTAGGTAACGCTAAAACAGCATCTACTTTTAAGAAAACGAAAGGTGGTTTTAACGAAAAGAAAAAAGCCGTTAATCCAACTGCTCACACAGGAAAACCTAAATTTGAATTTAAAGAAGGTAATACTTTTGAAATGGACAGTCCAACAGGTTCTGAAAAATTCACTAAGGAAGAAGCTAAAGAAGCTGCTCGTACTTATGGATTCGGTTCTAAAAAAGGACGTGGTTTAAGAAAAGCAATTACACCTAACAGAAATCTAACTTTTGAAAACCATGAAATCATGGAAGAAGTTGAAATGTTGAGAGCTAAAAATGAAGAGTATAGAAAAGCTTTAAATATGTTTAGAGATAAACTTAATGAAGTGGCTGTATTTAATTCAAATTTAGCTTACGCTACAAGATTGTTCACTGAACACTCAACTTCAAAACAAGAGAAAATCAATGTTTTAAGAAGATTTGATTCCGCGGATACTCTTAAAGAATCTAAAGCACTTTATAAAACAATAAAAGATGAGTTAAGTGTAAACACTACAAAAACTCAAATGACAGAATCTATCGAAAGAGTAATTGAAAAATCTCCTCAGTCAGGTTCAGCAGTTAATCTGATTGAATCTAAGACTTATGAAAACCCTCAATTCTTGAGAATGAGAGACATTATGTCAAAAATAATAAAATAAACTTAAAAAATAAAAAACCTATAAAATAAATGGGAGCATTATTAGAAAGTGGATTAGTAGGTAA